TCATAATTGGATTTATTGGCTACATTTGGGAGATGTTTAAGAAGTTCTATAATCTAGGATATGCTAAGAAACGTAGGATATAAGTCAAGAATAGGCAACATTTGAAGAATCATCTGAAAGTAATGATACTAAGAAACATAATACTCCAATAATATTTGAGGATATAAAAGTAGAAATACAAATGGCATTAAATTTTATATAATTCAGCTATCGGGCACTGCAATTAAAGAGATGTTTACTGTTCTATGTTTCGTATAATAAACTAGAATTAATGAATTATTCTTACCTTTGTAATAATCGTATGATATTATTAATTAAGTATTAACATATAAACATTTCGATATGATAGTAGAAACAATGACGTACCAAGAGATTGCCGATGAATTTAAGAAGGATTGGGAAAGAAGTATTAGACACAAGATAACCGACTGTTTTGGAATGGCTAATAAGTATAGACGCTATATACTTAAAGAGGGTAAAACTGATAAATGGATACGCTTCAAACCTATAGAATTTACTAGCCCTAGAGGAAATAACTGCGTAATACAGTTTGTCAGTAAAGGTTGGGCTGATTATAAGAGAAATGGACTTATATTTGTTTTATATATGTATTATTACAAATCTGAAGGTTTATATGCAGTAATGATAGCAGGAGATAATTTCGATGAATTCAGCTTTTACACACCCCACTTATTTGACAGATATAGAGAACGGAAACTAAAGGATATATCCAAACCTAAATTACAAACAATGTTTGACTTCTTTAAGACCAATGCAACCTCACGGTTTAATCGGGTAAATAATGATAAATATGCGAACAGTATTTTTAGTGTATGCCCCAATGGTGTCACATTAGGTAGTGAGATTAGCGATAAGATTATAGAGAATAGAACTTATATAACCTTCGAAATGCTTAAAAGCGACCAAGTCCAAGATGAAGAGAAGTTAGGTACAGCTCTAAAGGCTTATCTTGATAAACAATTATAATTAATCTATCAGTGTTAAAGCAAGGTATAACAGACATATTATAAAATGTATCTAATCAGCCTGTAAACAGAGAGTCAGACATTAAGCCAATATGAATTAGTTTCTTTGCATTATCAATACTACCTTTTATTGCAGAATATATTAATATAATACCCCTATCTATGAAAGGTTGAATAGTTGCATTATAAGTATAATTCATTACCTTTGCAACGTGGATGAAGTCCGCAAAGAGATTATTAATTAAATTATTAACCATTCTTGGATTTAACTTAGAAGTTCAACCAAGAGTTCAACCATAGATTCTATAAGGAAATCTGTTATTAAAGATAACTATTATAAGCGATTATAGCTCAGTTGGTTGCCTGCGAAGCCGAAGGCTTTGAAGGCTTTAGAGAGCATTAGCTTCCCAAGCTAAGGGTCACGAGTTCGAGTCTCGCTTACCGCTCCATTGAAAATCAGGCACTTACGATAAAAGCAAGTGCTTTTTTCATGCCCTTTCATAAATTAAAATCCCGTTTTAGAGGCATTTTTGAGGTTATTTACTATATTTGCATTGCAAATTAATTGCAAATTTCTATAGGCTTTTGCAATCAATTTAATTTGCCTCATCAAAAAACACAAGCAATCATATGGCAACAATTAAATTTTATTTAGACACACGTAGAGAAAAGAAGGACGGTCTATTTCCGCTAAAACTAAACGTCCATAACAAAGGAACATTCTTTCTCTCTACAGGCTATTCTGCTACACAAGAAAAATGGAATGGGACTGAATTCACCAATAAAGAAGCTAATTATAAAACAAAGAATGCAGCATTGCGCAGAATGCTAAACGATATGGAGAATGCTATCTTTCGTCTTGAAATGGATGGAAAGTCAAAAGAAACATCCGACAAATCTCTTAAGGCTATTCTTGAAAAGTATCTGCCTGGATATGTACAAGAGAAAACAAAATTCTTCACGGACTACATGACTGATTTTATAAACCTGAAAGATAAACCGGGAACGAAGACAGTATATACAAGCACCCTCAATAAAATCATTGAATTCGATAGAACTTGTACATTTGATACAATGGATATCGATTGGATGAGGCGTTTTGAAAAACATATGAAAGACTCCGGCATGAAAGTTAATGCCTATGCCTTACATTTACGTAATATACGAGCAGTTTTTAACTATGCCATCGACGAAGAGATAACAACGCTCTATCCGTTCCGTAAATTCAAAATAAAGAAGGAGGAGACTGCTAAACGATCATTAACAGCTGAGCAGGTAGCACTGTTGCGGGACTACAAGTGCGAAGAATATCAGGAACGCTACCGAGACATATTTATGTTAATGCTGTATCTAATTGGTATTAATGCAGTTGACCTATTTAATTTAAAGCAAATAATTAATGGAAGGATAAAGTATCATAGAGCCAAAACATCCAAGCTATATTCAATAAAAGTAGAACCGGAGGCTATGGAGATCATTGAAAAATACAGAGGTAAAGACTGGCTTATTAATGTCCTGGATGAATATGGAAATTACAAAGACTTCCTTCATCGTATGGGAATTGGACTTAAACAAATAGGTCCCGTTATCCGTACCGGTTTAGGTGGGAAGAAAAACCGGGAGCCGATATTTCCTGAAATATCAAGTTATTGGGCCCGCCATACATGGGCCACCATCGCTGCCGAACTAGATATACCCAAAGAAACGATTTCTGCTGCATTAGGGCATGAAATTGGGTCTGAGGTTACATCAATCTATATTAACTTTGATCGTAAGAAGATTGACGAGGCTAATCGGAAAGTTATTGATTATTTGAACAGCATTACCAATTAAACAGAATACGTATTTTTCTTTCAACAAAGTAGCAAATGGAAAAAACAACCAACCTTTTAAGATGTTTATTATTGAGTATAATATGGACAGTTTTTTTAAAATATTGAAAAAAGAAAATAATAGCAATAATATCCCGATATTTAATATGTGAAAAATAAAGGTAATTATGAATGCAACAACAAAAGATTGTACCAACATTGATGAATCCCATTGACACTCCAATGGGAAGCCGTACGTTAAAGAATCTATTAAATTGCTAGCTGTTGATATATAACACATCAAAGTAAGCCCCAAAAACCACAACAAAAATATTCTAAATAGTTTCTTAATATTTTTCTTTATGTTGAGATAGTAAGAGATGGAATCACCTAGCATAAATAAACATATTGCAACGGCTAAGCTGCCCGTTGCCATAGAGAGAGATCCAATACATATAAACAGAATACAGGCAAAGAAACCGCATTTGCCAATTTTTTCTATATTCTTTTTATTTTCGGCAAGATGTTCCTCTGTAAAACTGTTAAGTTTATCCAATGCTTTTTGCATATAAGCATTAATTATTTTTTGTACCTTCTCTGGAATATGAGATTTAATAAATTCCCATATGAAATCTTTGATACTATTATTTTCCATAAATAATCTTATTCTTATAATATTGGAGTCGCATTTAATCTGAAAGCATTTGTATCAATCTCCATTTGATAGATTCTGATATCAGGATTTAACTCTCTAGCAACTTTGATTATTTTTTCTTTCTCTTTTTTGTTTATGTTAACACCAAGATATATGGACTCGAAACATTCTCCTCCAATCTTAGGGAAGGCCCTAACTGCTTTCCAGTCTATTGGACCATCTTTGTCATTTTGCCAAGGCATTAACGCCATGCAATTAGGATTGGGGGCCGAAATTAGTAGTCTCATCTCCTGTTCATGTTCCCAAGCCTTCCCTTTTGTGCACATTTGATAACGAAAGAAATCTGTTGCATCTCGAAAATAATCAGGCTTCTCGACGATATCACGATATTGCACCTCAAAGCCATAATTGAAAACTACCATTCCAAGGGATGGGGTGAGGTATTCCGCTACTTTCTCCATATTTAAGCCAATACATACCCCTTTATGACTATTGTAATAACTCCACATTAATAATGAGTCACAAACTTTCGACAAGCAACATATCCAAGTCTTTTCTCGGTATCTTTCATATCGATTAGATTCAGTTAGTTTAATAATTTCTGGTGACCACCCTTTACACTTTTCAGGAGGAACATTAGAGAAATCTATTAGGCCAGGGTGAGAATCGAAAGGGTCATTAAATTGTGTAGCATTAGTATATTGCAGATCGCTATAATAAAGCATCATTTTGGCCCCATCAATGCCAAGATATTTGTAGAGTGTAAGTTGCTCTGACTGCTTCTGATCCATATATGTAATTCTATTATTTAACTTAAAAAATACAGTAATACTATAGTTGCACCAATGGCAATATACATCCACATCTGCCATCTAAACTTCTTTGGATCTACTTTAGGTATGTGAGAATCTTCCACCGGATTAGTATCGCCTTCTCCTTGCTTCATTCTCATAGACTGCTGCATCATCTCCTTCATAGCTTTAATATCTGAAGCCATATCGAAGAACTTAACAGCTACTACTAGTTGAACTACAACAGCGACTATCCATAATATCCAAAGTATTGTTATAAATCCATTGTTTTCCATGCTGCTACTTCGTTTTATATCTTATCAGATTCTTTTCATTTTCCAAGAGCATATAGATCCCGGAAAATGAAATTCTATGATCAAGAATACTTTTTCTAATATACAAGTTTTCCCTTGCTACTACTATTTCCATAACGGGCAGTACCTTTATAGGAATTATAAAACTTTCTGGGAGATGCTATATTAAAGATGTACTGTACAACACCTTCCTCTTTATCACAATCTTTAATAGTTTTATTTGCACCAGCTGACTTCTTAGAATAATTAATCAGCTCTGATATCCAAAATTCGTTTTCAATATACTTCAAGCCATCTCCGCCTTTATCAAAAGAATAAGCAATTCTGTTTTTAAATGAGAGTGGAGTATCTTCTTTTGTAAAAGCTATAGGAGATGATTTTCGCCTTGGATAGGCCTGTTTCTTATCGCAATTCTTAATTAATCTATCGGAAATTGTATATTCATATATTAATTTAGATGCATTTGCAGGAATGCATATGATTGGTTTTTCCTTTCTCACAACAGTAGTAGAAACACCTTTTGAAACACCACCAGCTACATTGCTTGATTTTGTTGTATTCCACATTCTCCATAGATTAACTTCACTAATTGCAGTTCCAAGCGATACATTTGAGGAAACCATACCGCTTTCTGTATTACGATACTCTCTAGCTTTATAATAATCAAGCGCTATCCCATTCTTTATAAAGAACGTCTGCGGTAATACGACAAATAGGTCTCTATCTGTTTTATTATGCATAATAAAACCTAGACTTCCATCTTCTGCCCACAAATTATACATCAACTTACAATCCTCGTTCTCATAAACTAGACTATTGTCCTTTTCTATCATGCCAGGAGCTTCAGTATTATATACTTGATAAAAAACCGTATTGCATGATGACAATGTTGCTGCGAAAGCAACTAAATAAATTCTTTTCATTTTTCCTTTAATAAATGTTTTCATTTCGCTATAATGTTATTGTTTATGTCTCATCTTATTCTATTCAAATATTTCTCAAATTAAAAACAGACTATTCACATCCAAAGTCATAGACAACTTCTTTATATGGAGTTTTTTCTTTATAAATAAAACCATATTCCCCCGCAGGCAACTGCGAATCAAGAATAACTTTATAAGCAATATTAGATATTGGGATAATTGTAAATGGTATGGTGTCAATATCTAATGTTTTGAATTTATTCTCAACAGAAAATACTTTTTCCTTTTCCATCCTATATGCTCTTTTATTCTTCATTTTGAATAATCTAATAAGCAAGAAATCCTTAGGAGATTTCGCATATACGAAAGGATAGTTTTTTGTTAGTTTCACAACTTCATTAATACTTACTGAAGTTGTATCTGACTCATTAGGAAAAAAGAAAAAAAACTCTGGTTGTCTATTCGTAGTACGATTTTCTGAATACTCTTTATTTATATATAAAGAAATAACAGGCTTTTCCCATCCCGGAAATGATACATCCGCTTTCGAATCTATTACAGTAGATGGATTAATACTTTTCATTTCCTTATAGGTTCGCATATATAGCCCTACACAACCTTTCTCTTGCGCCTTAATATGAATCAAGAGTAGGAAAGAAAATATAATTATTAGGGGCTTCTTCATCAAGCATACAATTACATTTCCATTATACTAACCACCCCGACGACTAAACTCATTGATAGAATATCTTCTTTGGGAATAGAAAAATCTGCATATTCCGGATTATATGATACGCAACGAATCTTATTCCCGTCTTCATATACTCTCTTTATGACAAATCCCTGCGTTGTATCCAAGACATGTACCTTTCCCCATTGAATAAAGCGAGATTGGTCAATATGCCGACAGGCGATTTCATCTCCTGATTCGAAACGAGGAGACATGCTATCACCTTTAATAAACATCGTGAAGTCATAAGCAGGTATCTGATGTATTAATGGCATCTGTTCACATTGTTCCAATGTAACCCCAATAGATTCACCTGAAAGAGAACCTGCTGCTGCTGTAAGTGGAACTCTAGGACGAGTATTTGCATTTGGGGTCAAATCAGGGTTCAATTCCTCACCCTCTATGGCATCATCTAAATTTACTAGCATATTTCCTTTACCTGTAAGAAGCCATTCTGCATTAAGTATAGGATATGCAATGAGCGTTTTTTCAATAACATCAGATGATATAGACGCTCCTTTTGACGATACATAACCATTTGCTAATCCGAGTTGAGCCTCGAATTTATTTCTTCCTATTTTCAGTGTCGAGAGAAATTCTTTTAATCTATCCTTTGTTGCCATAGTGAATATATTCGGTGGTATTGTTTATTACAGTATTTATAAGTGTGTTAATAATAGTTTAATCAGCGAATAAAATCGGTATTTATTTTGATTTACCGAAAATAATCACTGATATTTGCATTCGTAATTCAGTTCACAATAAAACAAACGGATACAAAAAAGGGCTGTTAGAGAAGCGTCCCTAATCCTATCTCTGTTTATTTCGTCGTTTGCAAAGATAGGCAGTCCTTTTCAATTATCCAATGATATGTGAATGTTTTACGACACACAAAACGGTTTCGTGGCTGTTACCGGAAAAACGATATTTGAAAAAGCTCTATTCGAGTAGTTATCTAACAGCCACATTAAGATAATGAAAGAATAGGGCTTTCTTCTTTTAGGAGGAAGAAAAGGATATGGAAGAAGTTAACAAACAAGTAGAAAAAGACCCAATCAGACCTATCATCAGAAATCTGAAAGTAGATGAATCCCACACTTATCCTGCATCAAGGATGTGTGTTGTAAAGTCAGTATGTTCCCAGGTATCGGTAATGGAGAACAAAGTCTTTAAGACTAAGCTAGAGAAACCGATGTTTCATGTAACACGAGTAAAGTAGGGAGAAAAAGCTATGACAGAAGAAAAATTAATGGAAGCGAACGCCCTGTCTCATAACATCAAAGAAATGGTGGAGTCCATTCATGAGCTAGAAGAAAATCGGGAACATATACTTGCTCCTGATAAAATGCGAATAACATTAGGTATAGATCGCAGGAACAGTGACAAACACGGCGTTGCAAGAATCTGTTTACCATGGCGTGATGTAGAAAAAATAAATGAAATGATCCTAGAAATCTGTTCTAACGAACTTAAGAGACTAGAAGAAGAATTTGACAATTTATAAACTAAGGAGAACCAACAATGAAAACATTTGAAGAACTAAAACAACTGCTCCTTGATAGAGCGAAAGAAGCCGGAGCATGTCATCAAGGTAGAGCTGATTCATCGGTTAGAGAGTTTTGTTTAGGGCAAACTCCGCTTAATCAAAGCGTAGAATATCGCATTAAAACAGCTGAACTCATGTACAAATACATAACTACAGGAAAAATACCCAATAAGGAGGAATAACTATGGATGCACTAATTAGATTTTATCTAAATTACATTCCCGCTTAAAATGTTTTTTGCAGGTTATTGACCGTTGATAAATGCAATTTTATAACACATTGAAATTCAGTCTTTTACAATGCAAAATAATAAAATAAATTTGTATGAAAAATAAAGAAAAAACAGAGAATACAGTTATAAGCAATAACTCATTCTCAGCAATTGAAAAGGTCGTTGAAGTTCAGCTTTTGAAATTTGCAACGGGTAAGGAATTATGGATTCATTCAGAAGAAGATGGAGAAATAACCTTGAATATGGATGAAGCTCAAAAATTACGTAATTATTTAAATAGTCTTGATTTAAAATAGAAACTATGGGACGCACTAAATTACAAGCAAAAGTAGAACCAGCTCCCAAACGCTGGTTAAATAAGCAGGAAGCAATGGCTTATCTAGGAGTAGGAGAGGACTACCTTTCAAAGCTAAGGAATGAGGCTAAAGTATCTTTCTCACAAGAAGGAAGAATGATATGGTATGAACTTGCAAGTCTTGATCGATTCGTACTTAGGAATAAAGTCATATAACGGTAAAGTAATGAAAGTTCTACCCCTAACATTTATATGGTGCATATCCTTCGTAACAATGGGATTCACCTGTCTAAAACTGGAAGCCTTATTTTGGATTTCCCTGTTTATCCTTTCTCTATGCTCCATATATATGAGTAAACATAGGAAAAGGCTTGAACGAGAAATCGATGAACTGTTCGGAGATAATTAACGATGAAAGGCAACTCTTTAGAATCCGAACTGGAAGAATGCGGGAAACGTGCTGAGGCTATATTAAATCGATTGACCTCTCCACAACTCTCTGCATCAGAATACGATCAGCTACTCGCTGAATACAACAGCGAATTACTGAGATACAATAAGATTGAAACTGAGCTACTACTCGTAGGCATTCCGCCAAGTAAGCGCACAATGCAACAAGAAAAGATACTACGGGAAAGAATGAGAAACTAAAATCATGAAACCAAAAAAAAGTTTAGTGGATGCTGCCGTTAAAGATGGTAGCATGGACAGATTGAATATGCTGTTATCTGCTGCTCATTTATTGAACTGCGAAGCAAACAGCTTAATAGAAGAGGCCGCCGATGTAATGAGAGCAAAAGGCTTGTTACTTGGAGACCTGAAGAAATTACATAATGACTTCCTTAAATGCGCAGACCGGTACTTCAAAGAGTTCTCTACCCTTGTAGTCAATGATCAATGCAAGATGGACATGTTTGAAGACCTGCAGAGTTTTGATACGGCATTCAGAACCTGGGCAAAGGTCCCTGTCGAGTGGGAGCCTAAAGTATTAACTGAGGATAAAGCCTCATAATTAAGTACACATGGATACAGTTTTTGAACAAGTAATAAAATCTCATCTGGACGAAAGATCACACACAGATGAGCTGTTTGCCACGAAATACTCCAATCCGAAGAAGAGTATAAAAGAATGCTGCGACTATATCGATAGCCAGGCTCGTAAAGCTGCCGGCAAAGAAAATAGAGTGAGAATCCCCGATTCTGTTGTCTTTGGATGGGCCATCCATTACTACGACGAAGAAAACATCAAAGTAAGCAGCCACCCCATCTGCCGAGCATCCTCTCCTGTACAGCAGCAAAAGAAGAAACCAGCCTCTCCCAAAGAACCTTCTTTGGTACCGGTACATGAATCATCTGCCTCTCCCAAAAAGGAACGCAGCAAACGTAACAAGGTAATTGAGAAAGAATCACCATTTGTCCAACTGTCATTATTCGAAGAATCATGAAGCCGAAAACAGAGTTACAAAAGCAGATAGTCAAACTCAGCGGAAAACTCCCCGCATTGACTGAAAAACAAAGAAGATGGGGAATTATGAATGCGATGGACCATGTAGGACTGCGCCTAAAAAAAGGTCTGATAACCTGCACCCACTGTGGGAAAATCTTCTATGACCTCATGAAGTTGGAAGATGGAGAAATGGATATCTGTCCGAATTGTGGCACCCATCTGAAGATTGAGACCACCACCCGTAAATCATGCCGGGATAATGAATACTTTAATATCATCACCACCTGTCATGGCTTTCAGGTCTTTAGGTATTTCTATATCAGAAAAGAGTTCCATTCCGGAAAGGAGGCATCGTATTGTATAAGAGAAGTTGTCCAGAACTGGATGTCTGCCGATGGGAAATTCAAAACAATGGCCCTGCTTGCAAACATGCACTCGTATTATCGCGATGCATGGTGTCTTGGCACCGACCTTGAAATAAGAGCGAACGACAAAGAGGCTTATCACATCGGCTGTGATGCTTGTTATCCTGTACGCCGTTATCTGTCGGCATGGAAAAAATACGGATTCAAAGGAAAGGTGCATAGTATATACGCTTTTGACTTCTTCCGTCTGATCAGCACGGACAGTACTGCTGAAACCCTCCTGAAAGCCGGACAGTATGAATTGCTTAGGATGTTTTGCGCAGGCAAGGGATATGAGATAAAAAGAACATGGCCTACAATCAAAATCTGTATGCGTAACAACTATGTGGTAAAGGATACCTCCATGTGGTTTGACTACCTTGATCTCCTGGGAGATGAAGGCAAGGATCTCCGTAACGCTCACTATGTTTGTCCTGATAATCTGAATTCCGCTCATGACTTTTATATGGAAAGGAAACGCAGAAAAGAAGAAAAGGAACGTCGTCAGCGTGATATGAAACAAATGGAGGCACTGAAAAAATACGAGAAGGAGTATGAGAAGCTCAAATCGAGATTCTTTGATCTAAATATTTCTGATGGTAACATCATCATAGTCCCTTTAAAAAGTCTCGATGAGTTTAGACAGGAAGGTCAAATCATGCATCACTGCGTATTCACGAACAACTATTTCAGAAAAAAAGACTCTTTAATCCTCTCTGCCCGCATCGGTGAAAAACATATTGAAACCATCGAGATAGATCTGAGTAAGTTTCAAGTGATCCAATCCCGTGGTGTCTGCAACAGCAATACGGACTATCATGACCGTATCATCAAACTTATTAATAAGAATATGAACTTGATCCGTAATAAACTGACGGCTTGAGCATAAAAACAATAGAGAAATGAATAATAAATGGAAAAACATATTCAGCGCATTTATAGCTTGTATGATTGCTTATTTGTGTGGAGTGTCAGAAACTGATTCGTGGTATATAATCAAGAATACCCCTTCGGAGGACGTGAATGTAATTGGCACTATGCTCTTCGTTTTTGTTGTCTCCTTTGTGGTTTGTGGATTTTTTATTTCAATGTTAGACTGTGATTAACTAATAATGAATTAGAAGATTATGATTAAATGGATTAAGAAAGTATTTGGTATTGCCGAATTGATAGATGAACGAAAGAAAACCAACGAATTGCTTAAAATGATATTGGATGAAAATAAAAGAGTGGCAAATGCGGTAGAAGCATATAATCGCAGATATCATATAAACTATTAATATATAGAGAGAATGGACATGAAAAGAATTTATAAAATACCAGAACACAGCCGGTACATAACAGTTGAGGCAACCGAAGAAGGAATAACAACAATATTTGAGCCGGATGACACGGGAGCCTTTATATGCGAGATAACAGAGGAACTGGAGTATATTCCATCTAAGAATGAACTATCAATCTTTTGGGGAAATAGTAATTCTGGAATTGCCATTATAGGGAAACTGAAAGATATTCAGTTTGATGAAGATGGATGTGTATTTGAAGCTAATACAGGCTTATGGTACGACCACGCTATCCGCTTCAGAAACTCTGAGCAATACGATAAAATCCTTGAAAGCAATGCCTTGTAAATCTACGAAGTCAAAGCTCAAAGACACGCTGGATAAGGTCTTTAGTGAATACATCCGCTTAAGAGACGTGAGAGAGGACGGAACATTTATATGTATCTCCTGCAATAATGGATTCCCCTACGAAGTAAGCGATTGTGGGCATTATATAAGCCGGGAACACATGTCTACCAGGTTCAGTGAAGAGAATTGTAATGCTCAATGTATTACCTGTAATCGTCACAATAGCGGAAACATTGAAGGATACAGACGAGGACTTATAAGAAAATATGGAGAGTCAACAGTACTCTCTCTGGAATCTGCTAAATATCAGATCAACAAAATGTCCGAAGCTGACTATAGGGAAAAAATCTCCCATTATCGACAAGAGGTCAGACGATTGAAACTAGAGAAGGGATGGATCAATATAAAGGATTCCAAATAAACAACATATGGAACTATTAAAATTATGAATGTCATATATGTGTATTTAATCTTCCGAAAGAAAGGTTACGCATTCGGTTCATTGAGTGCTGTATTCGACTATCTGACTGAAGATGATGTAGGTATCAAGAAAACTACCCTGCTTCACCGGTCAGGCAAACTGCCATTAATCACCCGGAGAGCTATCATTAACAAGTTACCAATACTAAGAAAAAAGAGAAATGACAAAAAGGACTGATTCGAAAATAAAATGCGATTGCCGGTACTGTAAGCATGCCGGCCCCGTAGTGAATTTCATGGTTTCATGTTCAATTCATAATTGCAAGCGATCTGTAGGAATAAGGGTGTGCCCATACTTTGAAAAAGGATGTTCGACAAAATAACAATGAAGGCAACCATAGACATAGCCGACATTGATACGATTGTTCTCCGGAATTATCTGGAACAATGCACGGAAGGTGATGAAGTTTACTATAAATCGACATCATATGCCAACTTTGATGGTTGTTTTATTGAAATTCGGGGAAACCGTTTAAAATGCGCATGTTCAATATGCAAGCTCTACAGCAAGGGAAAGACCGGTAAACTTGACAATAGCCGTCCAATCACCTTCGCGATGTCTGTAAGGACCATAAAGGAACTTCTCCTGCGTCTATGCGTAAAGATCGAAAACGCAGTAGTGACTTACTATGAGATCGGAACAACAATGAAAATGATGCATTCGGCAGACTGCTATATCAAACAGATGGAAGAGATATTTGATCGGACCCTTTGGAATGATGCCAATTTTGATGACTATCGGCAGGCTACGACAAATAAAAGCAAGTATGTCCGCAAAGTTCTGAAGGTTTACGATAAAACATTCGAAGCCGGAGAGAAAGGCCGGAGAGTCGGAGACAACATCTTACGTATTGAAACGATGTACAGGCATCAATCCGTACCAATGCTTGAATTTATAGATTACTACTTCTTATCCAAAATAGGTCGAATATTCTATAAAGATTGGTCAGAGATACGCTTTGTAAGGGAATTATCTGCGTTGAAAGGCATAAAAATCTCCCAGCTTGACAAAGCTAGGGAGATTCACCGGATCGGAGTAACACGATACAAGGAGCATTATAAGCAGATGTATATAGACGGAAAGCTGACAAAAAAGCAATGGGAGACAATTCGAAATTTCGCCAACAGCTGGCCGAAAGAATGCGGTAAATACGTAGAAGAAATCGGTGAGTTGGAGAAAGAATTTAAAGACAGGCTTCTGGCTAATTATCAGATAGGGATTTTTACGCCCATTCGCAAGAAAATATAAACCATTGATAATCAACTGATTATCCAATTATAAAGAAAGCACCATATGGTGCATGAGTAATTAATTGGAAATCAATTGATTACATTTAAAAAGATTCAATTTTAACAATTTACGGCAACTTGTCCTATACTGCCCGCAGGGCTGTTTGGTAACAAACATAAGAGGGCAGTTTAACTATAACTTAAAAATAAAATATGGATAAAATACATCAAGTATGCAGTGAATGCAAGCTATTCACCAACGAGGACTCATTCGGAGACGGGTGGTGTGAATTTCATCAGAAGGAAACATTCTGTGAAAACGGAGCTTGCGAGGATGGAATAGAAATAACCAATGAAAACACTTTTAAGAATGGGAAAGAAAAAGAAGATTTTGACTAAAAAAGTATATTCCCGGATCACACCGGAGAATTATAAACGATTGGAAACCATAGCCTCAAAATACGGATTCAAAAGCGTATATGAAATTGTACAAAGTTTGATACATTGTTTTCTCCGTGCATCGGACCCTGAGAATGATCCTCAAACAGAAGTCCTTCCTTACGATATAGAATGTATGTTTAATGAACTTTCTGAAGCTGAAAAGCATGTAGAATTTAACAAGCCAAAGCGTAGATGTTCTTGTAAATCAGTAAGCAATGAGTAGAAACAAAACATACATCAAATATATCAATTCCAAAGAATGGAAATCTTTGCGGATTAAAAAGCTCATTAATACCCCTATATGTGAATGCTGCGAAAAAGATGGGAGGATTACAGTAGCTACAGAAGTACATCATATAACACCTGTAGAATCAGTTGCATCAGCAACTCAGATGAAGCAGCTAATGTTTAATTATTCCAATCTAATGAGCGTATGCCATGCTTGCCATTCCGATATTCATCGAAAAATGTTTAGCCACTCCAAAGCCGCAATTAAAGCCAATAACAAAAGGATAACAGAGTCGTTTGTAGACAAGTTTCTAAAATAACAAAGAAAAGGGAATAGTTATTTGCTATTCCCTTAATTGCCTTTGCACGGTTCACAGGCAAAGGCGGTGTCAGATAACAGCTGTATTAACCAACTGAAAGTGAACCGATTTTATTTCCAATATCCTTTAAGGCACGATTAAAGATTTCAAGTTCTTTCTCATTCAGAGTATATACTTGACCTCGGACTTTATACCCGTTAATACGTTGATATAACCATGCTCGGCTCTTGCCAAAGTAGTTCTTTGCAATATACGACACAGGTATTAAGTCTACAATATCATTTATTTGTTCCCGTATTGTGAGCTTTCGTTCTATTGCTTTGACATTATTAGTGATAGTATCAAGAGCCTTATCTAAGTGCTTTCTAATGGCTTCTTTCTCTTCCGGCTTGGTGTATAAAGCCTTCATCTCGTACAAGTGTGCATCAAGTTCATCTCCATGCAAACTATCCATCTTTAACAAGTCTTCTTCTAATGTTCTCATATCATTATTTGAGTTATGCTCCTCCGAAGAGGAGCGATTACTACTTCTTTAATTTCTCTTTTCTTTCAAGGAGTTCTGATATTCTTTCGAGTATCGCATTAGTACGCTCTTCATCATCTTCTTTTCCAATCTCCAGTATAAGTACCTTGCGTTTCCATTCTCTAAGGTTTTGCTTCTCCTTCTCTATTTCGAACTCAATCTGTTCCAGTTCATTCAGTTCTCTCATGACTTTGTTTTAAAAGGTTAATACTTTGTTTATCTGACACTACAAAGATACATAATCATTTGTATATGTACAATAGAATGAGATATTATTAAATAGCTTGATCAAACAAATAGGGATTTCCCTATCATTACCCCGATTGTGAATATTAATTAAAATTAACTATTAATTCATACGAGGGGGTATCATTTTTTTACAGGCCCGTGCTACCCATTGAAACCCACGCCTTCCCTTCCGTGCACACGCGGTACAAATTATACCCGTGGGGGGTAATACGAAAGTGTCACCCATATACGTCAGAAAGCGCGTACATATAAAAAGACGCATGGAAATCTACGAAGATATAGAGAAAAAAATACGAAAAGCAATGAGAGAACAAGGGACTTATTCTAAGGCAATGGAAATTTCCATCTCTCTTGCTGCCGGCTCATATATGGCTTATCTGAAGGCCCGGGACGAAGTCTCCAAATTGGATAAGGTATGCATGACAAGAATCAGCCGCGAAAATAATGAGTATAAAGTGGTCAATCCCGAATTTTCCGTAATGCAGGATGCGGCCGAACAAACCCGCAAGGCATTGCGAGAGTTGCGTTTAACCCGTGCTACCATAGAAGCGGATGATGAAAACGATGAAGTAGACGAACTGATTAAAAAAGTCGAAAATGCTGGAAAAGAATGATCTCATACAGCTAAAGGCCCGGACACTTGAAAGATTACAGGAAGTCAATGTCGAGGATTATACGCTTGACCAAACGGATATCAGGTTGAAGGATTATGTGAAATCAGCGATAAGTCATCCTGACGATCATAATTTGTATGAGCTGTTATCTATCCTTCGCTTCTTTCGTTTGCTGGATGCGTATATTTTCAAACCAACAGAGGTCAAGAAGTTTATCGTATTCTACGAGAATCTAAAATTTTCGGGATTGAAAGGACGCGTAAAGTATCGTCTTACCCCAATTCAGGTATTTCAGTTTGCCAATATCCTTGGTTTTTACCGTACGCCCGAAAAAAGGCTTTGCAGGGACGCCCTATTATTCGTACCACGTAAGTATAGCAAAACGACATCGGTTGCTTCACTGGCAATATATGATTTACTGTTCGGTGATGCTAATGCGCAGGCATATGTAGCTGCAAATAGCTATGATCAGGCTCAGATATGTTTCGGAGAAATAAAGAATATTTTGAAGAGTCTTGATAAGCGGTTTAAAAACTTCAAAATAAACCGGGAACAGGTATTTAGCAAAAGGCGGGGAAGAACGTCTTTCGCCAGATGCCTTGCGTCGAATCCCGACAAGCTGGACGGACTCAATGCGTCCACCGTTATTCTTGATGAATTCAGCCAGGCAGATAGTGCCGAGCTGAAGAATGTGCTTACATCGTCTATGGGTGCCCGTGTCAATCCTATGACTATTGTTATCACAACAGCCAGCGATAAATTGGAAAGTCCGTTTGTGAATATGCTCAATTCATATAAGGCAGTACTCCGTGGAGAAGTAGAGAACGACTCCATCTTTGCGCATATCTTTGAACCGGATGTCAATGATGCCGAAGATGATCCGCACACCTGGGCAAAGGTACAGCCTCACCTGGGAATCACAGTACAGGCGGATTACTATGAGAATGAGTACAGGAAAGCCCAGATGACCGCAGAGGACATGCTTACTTTCAGAACCAAGCTGTTGAACCTGTTTGTGCAGGATGAGGCCAAAGTGTGGTTTACTTCCGGAGAAATAGAGGCTATGTGCAAAGACGACAATGATTTGAAAACACTGAAAAATCGTCCGGACGCGATGGTCGCAGTCGATTTGTCCGTTTGTGATGACTTTAGTTCTGTAAGCTATAACATTTACTTGCCTGAGATCAAGATGTTTCATATTCACAATGATTATTACTTCCCGCGTAAAATGCTGATATCTCATCCGAATCGTGAATTATACGAAAGATGGGCAGCAGACGGATATCTTCGATTATGTGACGGAAATGTGATAGACTACCGGATGATAGTAAATGACATCAATGCCCGCAATAGGGAAAGCATACGGATACTTAATATAGGATATGACCCTTACAAAAGTATGGAATTCGTGAATATGATGGGTGCCAGTGGTGCAAAGAAAGTGCTCCAGCCAATAAAACAAACCTACGGGACATTTACCAGCCCGGTTGAAAGTTTCGAAATAGCAGCAAGGACCGGACGTGTTACCTTTAACTACAATCCGATCAACTGGTATTGCTTCGGTAATGCTGTCATTGACGAAGACAGGCTGGAGAACAGGAAGCCCATTAAAAAATCTCAGAATGCTAAAATAGACGGTGCTGTGACATCGGTAATGACCTTTTACTTATATAATAATTTCAGAAAATGAATAACAGCTTAAAGTTTTGGAAAAGAAAAACGGATACAGCACCCGTTGAAGAGCCTGTCAAGGAGAGAGGATACTTCGAATCTGTAGCTTCACCAGATGTAACAGTACGCAATATAGCTGCAAAAGCCCAAACAGTTGAAGGGCCGGAAATGGCGATGAAGCTAGCAACCGTATATCGGTGCGTATCCATACTTAGCGGTAGTATTGCCTCCCTGCCTCTGCAGGTGAAAAGAAAGAAAAACGGCGTCTTCATGGTGGATGAGGCCAGTGAACTCAACTACCTGTTATCTGTTGCACCAAACAGCAGGCAGACTGCATATGAGATGATAAGAAACGCCATCATACAGACAGTTAATCTAGGGAACGCCTATATCTATCCGGACTGGTCGGAAGGAGAGCCGAAAAGTCTGACATTACTGAGTCCTGGCAGCGTTACTTATGATAAGTTTTTGAACTTCTATATCGTAAACGACCCCATTAACGGTATATATAAATCTCTTGAATGCGATGAAATTATTCATCTTCGCAATATAAGCCTGGATGGCGGATATACAGGAGAGAGTACAATCCGATATGCCTCCCGGATTATGAGTGTGGCGTACAGCGCAGACGAGAAGAGTCTTGATATGTTTCAGCCCGGCAGCACATATTCGGGATTTATCAGTGGTAACGACGATGATCAGACAACCGGATACGAACAATACAACGAAACCCAGCTGAAGGATGTTTCCGACCGTTTCCGGAAAGAATTGAGATCCGGTGAAAGAATCACATATCTTCCCGGACAACTAAGATTCAACCAGCTTTCCATGTCCCCTGCTGATATCCAGCTGTTGGAGAAGCAAAAATTCTCTGTTTTAGACCTGTGTCGCTTTTATGGCGTCCACCCTGACAAAGCATTTGCCGGACAAAGTCAAAATTATAAAGCCAGCGAGATGAGTCAGGTGCAATATATGACTGATACCATCCAGCCTTATTTGCGGCAAATTGCAAATGAGTTCTTTGTGAAATTAATCCCCAGGAGTGTTGCCGCGAAATATCGCATTGAATTTGATCTGGAAGCATTCTATCAGACTGACTTGGAAACGATGGCATTAAACATGGAGAAGTGTATCCAGTATGGAATTTATACAGTGAATGAATACCGCCAAAAAAGGGGAATGCCTCCTGTGGATGGAGGAGATGTCGCAATGATAAGCTGCAACGTAGCTCCCATCAACAGCCAGAAGATAAACGGTGAGATGTTAAATAATAGCAATAACGGAGATAAAAACGAAGAAAAACCGCAAGAAGTGCCACCCAAGAATAAGAAAACGTCAGCAGTATAAAAGGAACAAGCATGGAAAATTTAGAAATCAGAAGTTTTGGCGGTGAGGCATCTCCCAAATTGGTATCGGAAAGAACAATTGAGGGATATGCGGTAGTAGTTGGTCAAGAGAGCAAATATATGTATGATCCTGTATTGCGTAAATGCTTTATTGAAATCATAGAGGTAGGAGCCGTTGACGAGGAACTGATCAAACGCAGTGATATCAGAGCGCTTCTGGAACATAACAGAGAAAGACTCCTCGCTCGGAGTGGCATGGGAAGCGGATCGCTGAGACTCCACCTGGATAATTACGGTTTGGGATATGCTTTGGACGCTCCTGATACTCCTGATGGAAAATTTGCCGTTGAAATGGTGAAAAGAGGAGATTTGTTCGGATCATCTTTCGGATATCGGACCGATGAGTGGAAAAACGTCGAATGGATAAAACGGTCTGACGGAATTTTGCTTAGAAAAGTGCATAAAATTGATATGATCAGTGAAATAAGCATCGTGGCAAGCCCGGCTTACATCGGAACACAAGTGAATGTACGAAGCATAGAAGACACCTTCGAACATCCGGACGAGAGTTATAAAAAAGAAATAGAAGAATTACGTAAACTATCAAAATTTTAATCATGAAAAAAGAAATCAGAAAAAACAGAGCGAGAATCGCTGAGATCAATGCCCGGTTGGGCGAAATGGCTGACTTATTGGATACCAATAAAAGAAGCCTGACACCGGATGAAATTACAGAAAAAGAGGCTTTGGTACAAGAAAAAGAAATTCTCCAATTGCGTACGGCCCGTATGGTAAATGATGAAGAACGCGTATCCGAACAGGAGATGCGCTCTGAAGTTGCTTTTGCCGGAGCGGTTGCCTCATTTGTGCACAACCGTTCTCTTCCAGAAGGATGCGACGGGATCATGAATGGAAATTCCATAGATATTCCTTTGACCCGTGCCGCTACGATTCAAGACACCACCACCGTGGCGCCTCTCATTCCGATGACCATCGGGGAAATCATCCAGCCTTTGGAAAAAGGCTTAATCTTGGGTAAGGTGGGGTGCAAAATGCAGTACGGTCTTGTAGGTGACTGGGTATTGCCTGTTGTTGCCGGCATTGAAGCTACTATCGAGGATGAAAATGCGGAGGTAGCAGACACCACAATTGACATCTCTAAAATTAAGCCGTCTCCCAAACGGGTATCATTGGCTATCCCCGTAAGTAATCGTGCGATAGATCAGAGCAATAGTGCATTGCTTGAAATCGTACGTACCCAAATGACAATGGGATTAGAGCGATTGCTGAACAAATGGATGTTCCAGACAACCAAGATTACCTCAAAGGCGTCTGATGGTTGCTTTGTAGCTGCTACAGCTGCCCCGGCAGTTACTACCGCAGCGGGTGCTGACTTTACATGGAAGAACGTGGTGGCTTTGAAGGGAGCTGTATTAAAAACAGGTGTCGTCTTTGACGGAACAGCAGCCTATGTCTGTTCGGCAACGACTTACGCTGAACTGGAAGCTACCCCGAAAGATGCCGGCAGTGGTTTGATGATTCTTGAAAACGGGAAAATCAACGGATATCCGGTATTCATGACAGAATACATTGGAGACGGTGTTCTCGGATTCGGTATATTCAACTACGAACTTGTGGGGCAGTTTGGGAAAATGCACATGATAGTAGATCCGTATACAGGTGCAAAGAAAAACCTTATCTATTTCGTACTGAATACGGATTTCGATATGCTGACTGTACGTACGGAGGCTTTTGCCATAGCAAAGAAAACTCCGAAAGCTTAAAAACATAGGGACGGCAGCCCCGTCCCTTTACTTCAACAAGGCATGAAACAGTATATTACCCTAGAGGAAGCTAAAATGCAAATTCCCGGATTTGTGGATTATGGAGAGCAGGACGAGTATATAACGGGATGCATCCTGGATGCCCAGGCCGCACTTGAAACCCGCCTGCAATCTTCTCTATCAGAATATGAGGATGAGCAGGGATGTATTCCCAGAGATTTGAGACGGTCTATCCTGATAACTATCAGTGATTTCTATGATAACCGTTCCGACATTGTGTTTTCTAAGCCTTACAGCATAGGAAGAGCTGCCGCATTGTCGGCTCCATTTATAAAATTCAGAGGAGCAGAAGAGGATGGTACCACGTGAAAGAATAACGTTCGAAAAAGAAACGAAGGGGAAGAATCCCAACGGATCACCTCGGAAGTCTTACGATCCAATCCCGGGATTATCAAACGTACCAGCGGAAAGACGGAAAGCGCAGCCGAATATAGGGGATGGATTAAATGCGAAGGAGGAATTCATTGATATGAAAATTGTGCTATGGTGCAGATTTCATCAAAAAATGATGGAGGCTTTCCGCATCGCGTATAACAATCAATTTTATCGGATAATTGACATAAACAGGAAATATCAGGATAACAGTTGCCTGATAACTTGTATAAAAAGCGATACGTAATGGATATACTCACAGTCAAGCAACTTGATACGGACAAGGTTAAAGACCTTGTGTACGGTTTTGAAAACTTCGAAAAGGATAAGACTGTACGTGCCGGTTTATACGCCGGAGGCTCTATTCTGCAACGAGGTGGAGTGATGAGGCTGAAATCACGCATGAAATCTCCTTATGGACATAAAGGAAATCTTATCAAAGCTTTTCGTGTACGAGTGAAGAGAAAAAAACTGGGAGTATTGTCTGGATTTGGTTATCCGATAGGAAATCATAGCTGGCTTCTAGACCAGGGAACAAGAATTCGCCGCACCAAGAATTACGTCCGTAGAGGACACGGACCGGCTTTGCGTTATTGGGAAGACACTCGGGCAGAAGATGGAAGTAAAGCCATGAATGCGGTGATGGACGGGATAGTACGGGCAGTTGAACGAATGGAAAATGGTAAATCATGAAAATTAGTCATTACGAGGCATCGAAGGAAATCAGAGGCGTATTATTGGATGATGCGTCTATTATGGAAGCGGTCGGTGATAATGTTTTTCCGCTTGTAGCGGACGAAGGAACGGAAGGAGACTATATCACCCTGCAACGAGACGGATTCATACAGGATACGACCAAGATGGGAGTTGCCAGAAGAGATCCGTATGTATATGTCTGCGTAGTGAGTGCCGACAGCCAACGGTCGCAGGATATAGCCGGACTGGTGGTTAAGGCTCTTGAAGGAAGATATACGGATCCGGAGATGGAGATACGCCTGGAAGATGACACAGAGGAATATGAGGCAGGAAAATATATACAAGTCATGAAGTTTTTAGTGAGACTGTAACGAGAGTGATTAATATAGAATTTTAAAATAAGAAATTGAAAATTATGGCAAAAAAGTATGATTCAAGTAGTGATATGATCGTTGGTGACAGACTGATGGTCTATATAGAAAGTACTCCGGCGGAGGGTGAGAATCCGGCAGTTATGACACCAATTGCGTTCGGCACGTCATGCGGTATTGATATTTCGGCGGACACTATTGATACGTCAAACAAGATGTCGGGTAATTGGAAGGACTTTCTAGTAGGGCAATTAGGGTACACGGTATCTTGTGAAAGCATGTTGTCCTTAAAGACCGGACACGCCTCTTTTACCACACTTAAAAAGATGATGGTAGAGCGTAAGCCTATCCCGTTCGTTCTTGCAAAAACGGAAGAAACTGACGGGGATTTCCCAAAGGGAGAAGAATACGTTAAAGGGAAAGCAATTATTACTTCCCTGTCTCTGAAAGCGGATAATGGTGCTATTTGTACAAGCTCCATATCCCTACAGGGTACAGGACCTTTGGAAGATGGAGTTGCATAAGGAAGAAATTAAAGAAATATCAGTAAGGCGGTCCCATGATGGCCGCCTTTTTTAATAGCGGTACAATGAAAATTGGATTAACAATAAAATCAATCGTTCGCTGGGAGCAACTTCGGAAGAAATCATTCTCCCTGATGGATTATTCAGACCGGGAAGACGTAGATGCCCTACTGTACACGACAACGATCTGTAACGGCGAAGGGGTGATGTATACTCTCGATGTCTTCCGGAAGACCCTTTCAAATGAAAAATTGGTGCGAGAGATGGTATCAAAGTTAGAACGGGAAATAGCAGTATTAAGCCAGTTTCAAAAGAAACAGGAAAGTACGGGAAAGGGTAGTAATGAGGGCACCCCGGAAATGATAGGCAGTATTGTTTCTACACTTGTTATGTCCGGATTAGATGCGTATTACGCATTCAACGAAATGGAATTATGCGATCTTCCGCTCTACATAGAAGCGTATGAAAAAAAACGTAAAGAAGACATGGAAAGTGCAAGGATGTGGACATACCTCACCATTCTCCCGCATATCGATGCCCGAAAGATGAAAAATGGGGCAAGAGATCTGATTATATTTCCATGGGAGGAAGAAGAAGTGAAGAAAGCCGCGGAGCGCGTAATGAGAGAGAATGAGGATAATTTAAAGAAATTCCTTGCTGGGGAATTATTTGATATAAATAAAGTAAACTGGTCAAAAAGAGAAGAATAATGGCAGGACGTTTAAGTTTCAGTATAGCGATAAATCTCTTAACAGAGAATTTCAAAAGAGGAACGAATCAGGTAAAAGCAGCCTTTCGTTCTATGCAGATGCAAATCCTTACCTTCGCAGCAGCACTTGGTGCAGGCGGACTCGGACTAAGTAACCTTGTTTCTCGTTTCATTGATGTAGCCCGAGAAACAAACCGTGTTACCACCGCATTGAAGAATGTCTCCGGCACGATGTCCCAATATGCGGATAATCAGAAATATCTGCTCGATCTGGCTAAAAAATACGGATTAGAGATTAATGCTCTGACAGCTAACTACGCAAAATTCACGGCGGCTGCTTCCATATCCGGTATGTCCATGATCGATCAACGAAAAGTATTCGAATCCGTCTCTCGGGCATGTACGGCCTTCGGTATGAGTGCGGACGACAGTAATGGAGTTATGCTTGCATTATCCCAGATGATGAGTAAAGGCAAGATCAGTTCCGAGGAATTGCGTCTACAGATGGGAGAACGTCTTCCTGTTGCTCTTCAGGCTATGGCAAAAGCTGCGGGTGTTTCTGTTGCTGGTCTGGACAAGTTGCTCAAACAGGGTAAACTGATGAGTAAGGATGTGCTTCCTAAATTTGCAGAGGCACTTAATGAGATGATTCCTAACGTTGATACTGATAACTTGGAGACATCTGTAAATCGCCTGAAAAACGTCTTTACAGAGTTAGTGAACGGCACGGATATACAAAGTAAATATAAAGCTCTGATAGACTGGCTGACCAATATTGTTAAATCGGCTGCTGACAATATAAAAAGCATTGTTACCTATCTTGTTGCAGCTGTTTTAGTCATGGTTACAAGTCGGCTGGTCAATAAAATTATTTCCTCTATTGCCAAAGCCGAGTTAGCCGCCAAGTCAGCAGCACGTCGGGCGGCCAAGGATGCAGGACAGAAGTTTGATGAAGTTGCATGGAAAGCGCAAAAGGCCGGTGCTTCTATCAGAATGGCTTTCAGCAAAGCGATGTTATCAATTAAGGCAACTCTCATTTCTATGGCTCCAACAGCAATACTTGCGGTCATAGGGGCTATCGTTGCTAAATTTTATAATGCTTATAAAGAGTCACAACGAATAAAGGGCTTGTTTGACAATTATCTGAATCGAATGAATCATGCGGCAGAGTCGAACTCAGAAATCGTAAAAGTTAAAGCCTTGTTATCAGAGTACAATAAAGTTAATTCATCATTAGATTACAAAAAACAAATATTAGGGAAAATCAATGGTATTCTCGGTACTGAGCTAAAAACCAACCAAGATGTAAACAAAGAAATATCTAAACGCATAGAATTGCTTGAAAGTGCAGCAAGAGCCGAACTGGCAGCAAAAGAAGTAGCAGAAAGCGAAAATGAATTACGCAAAATAGGCTCAAAATCCTACAACGGGAAGACAGTACAGGAATTGGCTCCTGATTGGGAAATAGCTCGCGGAGATTTGGTTAAAGAAGAGAGGTTTAAAGCAAAGCATAAAGTGTCAATGGTTGACGCTATAGGATTTGAAAATGGCTTAAAGGATGATTTGAACACTTATATTGAATTCTCAAAAATACTCAGTGATGCGAAATTGAGATTAGGAAATGAGATTTCTAGAAGCACAACAATTACAACACCAACAACTGATCCGGACGATGACAAAAAGAAAAAAACTCATCTTCAGAAACAGCAAGAATCTTATGATAAACAATTTGAGGAGCTAGGCGCTGAGTTAGAGATCGGAAAGATCACTCAGGCAGAGTATAATAAAGCCCTGGGAGAACTGAACATCAAGATGTACGCCCAAGCCAAAGGAACAGGTGATAAAGAAGTACTTGAGAGTCAATATTTTCAGAATCTTAAGACCGCTGCTGAGAAAGCGATAAGAAATCAAGATAAGAATGCCGCTCTTGTTGAGTTTGAGAAGGTGCAGAAGGATTACAATACAAAGGTCAGGGAAGCCCAAGCACAGCAAGCCAAAGGTCTTATCTCTCAGAAAGAATTGAATTCCAATATAGTTTCACTTTCCGTTGAAGCGGCTAAATCTGCTGCTGGCATTAAAGGCATTGGAGATGAGGCAGATGTATTTATTTCAGTTATGCAGCTGAATGCAAAATTACTTGCTACTGCAGTTAAAATAAAGCCTCGCGATACAACCTTTGACTACAAGAAAACCAAAGCTGATATCGCCTCTGAAAATCTAGACAAGGCAAAAGAATTAGCAGATAAATACAAAGAGGAAGCAAGAATCATCGGAGAAACGCTGTCAGATGAAATCGCCAATGCTATGGCCAACGTTCCATCAATGGAAGAAGCATTAAAGTTAGCGCAAGTCCAGGAAGACATTAAGAACTTCGGCAAGGAGTTAGATGAGTCATTGTATTCAGGTGTGAAAGATATTGCAAGCGGTTCCGATCGGATAGTTAATGCTTTCAGTAATCTTCGGGATGTAATGAATGATGTTGATGCAACTGAATGGGAAAGGATTATGGCCATTTGGAATACGCTTACTAATGTGATTGATTCGTTTATGTCAATCTGTAAAATGATTGAAAACATTACAGAGCTGACTAATAAACTAACTAAAGCAAAAGAGATAGAAGGGGTTATCGAGAAACAAGCGTCAGACAAAAAAATTATAGGAGCCGTTAAGGAAATGGCTGTAGACACAGCGTCTGCGGAAACGAAAAAAGCAAATTCACGCGGAGTAGTTGCAGCTAATACAGCGGAGGCTGCAACAGCGGCTGGAAAAAGCGTAGCGGGTATACCGATCGTTGGTATAGCATTAGCAGCTGCTGCTGTTGCCGGTATCGTTGCTCTATTCGCCACCCTTCCTAAATTTGCAAGGGGTGGTATTATTGGTGGCGGCCCTACTTCGGGTGATAAAATGCTAGCCCGTGTCAATGCCGGTGAAATGATACTCAATCAGGGACAGCAATCCCATTTATTCGAAGCGATTAATTCTGGAAGATTGGGCGGAGGTGGAAATATATCCTCATCGGTAACAACCAGGGTCCGGGCAAAGGATCTGATTCTGACTATCAACAATGAACTTAAATCACAAGGGAAAAAGCCTATATCATGAGCTATAGATTAATATATACAGTACCATTCGCTTCGTTAGAAAATATACCTTGCGTAGTTGAAATAGAAAAAGAAAACTACTTCGGTGAGATCACTGAACTCCAAGGTGGTTCTTCTCCATTTACAGTTGATATAGCGGACGAAGATTTTCTATATATTCCTACTCGGTTCAGCACAGCTAAAATATCCATTGTAGGGAGTGATTATCTACAAAGCCTGTTCTCTACCGCCTATCAGCAATACCGAGTAACGTTTAAAAAGAATGGGGTGGTTACCTGGTGCGGATTTATCAAACCGGAGCTTTACACTCAGGATTATAGCTCCAAAACATTTGAATTAGAATTAGAATGCATGAGCGCCATGTCTTCACTGGAATTTATAGACTATGAGCAAGCGAAAGATACTAGAGAATTTATATCTTTTTGGGATATACTAAAAAAATGCATCTCTGCGGCATCTGGACAATATACCGCCGTGTACATTCCTCATGTTTATGCGAAAAATAAAGCCGATTACGATATGCAATTAAACATATTAGAACATCTAACGGTTAGCGAACAGGACTTCTTTGACGAAGATGATAAACCTATGAAGTTAAAAGAAGTGTTAGAAGAAGTCTGTAAGTTTCTTAACTGGACCTGTGTTGACTGGAAAGGTGAATTGTATTTCGTTGACATAGATCATAGTGGAGAATTTTATAAATATAGTTCTGATCTTTACAATAAAACAGGAAATGTTTCACCTGCCTTCATTAACATTCAGAAAAAAGACTATACAGGAAAGGATAATACGTTAGACATTCTCCCTGGATGTAATAAAGTTACGATAAGATGTAGCAATTACCCAGTTGGCGAACTGGTATTGGATGAGGATTTTGAGAGTCTAAAGCAATTAAGTACTATTGATAATTCAACGGGGGCACGATCTTCTCGAAGAATTTTCCTCTCTCCTAACCGGTGGAATATGTATTTATATGATGGAGATGAAGTCATTGGAAATGACGAAATTGAAAACTATAAAGATAGAGCTAGATCATTAGAAGGTGCAATACTAATGAAATGCTGTGCATATAATCAACATCAGAACACAGGCGGCGAATGGATTCCTGATATTACCGATTATTCATTTAGCAATGCTATTCAAATAAGGTATCCTGAAAAAGCGCATAATCCAATAACGCGCGATTTAACCAAGGTGATGTCGTTTAAAGGTCCATCAGCTATTTATGCTGACTCTGCAATATCTATCTCGTACTTATTGAAATCTTCCGCAGATTCAGATTTAGGAATTTTAGATAACAGCCGCGCCACTCCTAATGGTTTAATTTATTTTCAGGTAAGAATAGGTGACAGCTATTTTGGTTCAATATATGGAACCGATCCAGAGTGGCAAAAAAAGCCTAATTACGTGTTTGCTGTAAATTTAGATAGTAAGAATAATGATAGATCGCAAGATTACATAAGCGTAAAGAATCAGAAAACTCTTTCTATGCCTTATTCTGGAATAAACGGTTTTATAATACCAATAGACCAGCCATTATACGGAGAGTTCGAATTTACAATGTTTTGCCCTAAAGTAGATTATGACAGTCACGTATACCCAGAACCGTTTAGAGGAATTATATTAAAAGACTTCAAAGTTAACAGTAAAAAGAAAGATGGAATAGAAGAAGACAATAGCAATTCTGACCGTATTTATGAAAATATAATCAACGAAAATTATATTAATGAACTTGATGAAATAGAATTTAAGATTTCATCATATAATAAAGATGGAGCTTGCTATAGCAAGGTAATGATTAGCGAGGACTACTTGACCGACAATCTTTATTCAGTCATAGAAGAAACTACAGTCCGTCCAGAAGAGCAACTTATTCGACGTATTATCAAACGTTATAATGCCCCCCGTATCAAATTAACGCAAGTAATAAAAGCGTCATCCGATATAACTCCTTTATCCCGCTTGTATGACAATTATATGGTTAATAAGAAATTCATCAACGCAGGAGGCACTATCGACTATAAGATGAATCAATTTCAATGTATAATGATAGAAGTATGAGTAGTAACATCGTCATAAAATCAAGAGCAATTCCTGCCAGTTCCAGGTCGAAGAATTATCGTAATGGTACTGTTGTACATACCGGTGGTGGCGGTAGTAGCTCATCTTCCTCCGGCATTGGTTCTGCTGATACAGGATTGAGCAAGGATATTCACGTAAACGCACCAAAGACCGGTCATGTAAATCCGGGAGAAATCCTGCGTAAAGGTATGGGATACGAACAGATATTCCGGAAAATGCTTTATGCGCCTACTCCTGCGACACTAATAGGTAAATTGTCAACCGCTAATGATGTTGAGTTCGGATCAACCAAAGGCTTCATTACATATACCGCCACCCGCAACGATAATGGCGCAATGATCAAAGCATTCTACGACGACAAGGAAGAAAACGTATTGGAATTCACTGGTGATCCTGCCGGTGTTCAAACTGCAACAAGGCAGTTACAAGGGAACTACACTAAAGGAGAATCCTATACTGCTACAGTCATATATGCCGCTTCTGAAGACGGAGATATAAAAGAAACGATTTTGACCAGCAAGATCAGCGTGAATGTACATAGAAAATGGTTTGCAGGCGTATGTTCCTCTATTCCTCAGTCATCTGCTGATGTGCGGGCACTAGGATCTAACGGTCTGTATAGTGGCCCCGGTACATTCAGGTTCTCCGCATCTAACTGGAAGATAGTATCCGTGTGTATTCCTGCTGATAGCATTAAAGAAATCTCTATAGCATCATCATACGGCAATTTTATAGAGAACGAGAAAATATGTAAAGGTCCGATTTCTATTTCTGTAGAAGGAGCTAACAGGAGCGAAGCGATAGATTATAAAATGTGGGTTATTCAGACACAGGGCTTGAACGACCCGGATTCATTTACTTTTAAAACGATTTGATATGGTAAAAATAAACGGAAGTTCTTTCCCGCACCAGTACAGACGCACAAATTCTTTTCCTATTGATTCAACGGAAACGTGGACTACCATAGAGGACGCGACTGCTTACGCACGCAATACGGACACAGAGTCATATTTGCCTTATTCCGGTCAAGTAATATCTATAGAGGGCGAACAGAGTATATATGTATTGGTAGAGGACGATTCTATCTCTAAAGAAGATGGTAGGGAACATTTTAAACTGCACAAAATTTCTACGGAAGAGATAGCAGACGGAAAATATTTAAGTAAGATCGTAGAGGATACAGCAGAAAAGCTTATTCACTTTAAAGGCGGGATAGATGTAATAGGTGTTTTAGCGGCGGCTATCGCTAAATTTTCCGGCGACATTTCTTCTACTAACTACGTATCAAAGTTGCTAGGATGGATTATCAAGGCTTCCGGTGATGCGGAGTTTAAATCGCTTCGTGTTAATGAGTTTTTGGAAGCTGACGAACTGCGCTATAACCGCGTGTCTGTTATATCTGGCGAAGAATGGAACGCGCCGGGTGGAGGTATAATCGAGTCGGTCGATACGGCTAATAAAATCATTACTCTTAAATTAGAAGCGGGTGAATTAGCTAGTTTGGCAGTAGATGATATTTGCAAAGGTATATTCAACAACCAAACAGGCTTTCAGACAGCTTATTTTCGTATAACCGAAAAACTAAGCGATTCGACTTTTAGATATGTACTTCGGAGTGGCTTCTCTTATCATCCTACTAAGTTGATGCACTTCGTTGCATATGGTAACTTCACGAATGCGGATCGTCAAAGGTCTAGCTATTCAACTCAAAGTTATTCCCGTTACTTAATAGGCGTAAATAATTGGGAGATCACAAAGGATATGATCGCGATGCAATTAGGCGACTTGTCTAATTTGAAACTATTCGGCATTGATATGACCGGACATTCTGCATACCTTCGTAATATTTATATGACCGGAACTATCAAACAACTGTCTAATGATGGCGTTACAGAAGTCCCAGTACCCGCCTTTAAGGGTGCGTGGGTATCTGGCGCATATTGGTATTATGACGAAGTTATTCACAATGGTAGCACATGGATATGTATTGCGGATAAAACAGTTCAAGAACCGAGTGAAACCTCTACAGATTGGCTGAAATATGCCTCTAAGGGAGAAACGGGCGACAAGGGTGATAAAGGGGATAAGGGTGCAACAGGTGCGACAGGTCCTACCGGATCGCAGGGCATTCCCGGTACATCACAGTTCTTTCATGTGA